GATAGGTAGGACATACGCAACCGACGCCAGCGCCTTGAGTTCATCAACTTTGCGTACTCCTTAGTCCTGTGCCTCTTCATCTTGGAGGTGGTGGCGGGTGGAGCTGGAGCGGTCGGAGAAGTGGCAGGCGCATGTATCATCGTGATGATGAGTACCGCCCCCGCCCTCGTGATGAGAGTTCGCGTGATGAGGCTCGTGATGAGCCACGTCCGCACGCTTATGATGAGTGGCTCGTGATTCGTTGAACTTGTCAAGCGCCCAACGCTCGTATGATTCGTAGCTCGTGATTTGTGACGGAGGGCACTGCAAGCGCAAGAGCGATTCGTGAAGCAGGTCACGAGGTGCGAGTGAGTCGCCAGTGAGTCGCTCGGCTCGGTCTGCATACTTATCGTAGAGCGCTTGATAGTGCATACGGATGAAGCGCTCGTACCACTTCGGAGCATCAGCGTGCGAGGGTGTGGCCTGCTCGCCAACTATTTCCATTTTGGACATACTTGATACTTGGCCATTGAAAAGAGCGAGCAAGACAGCCGTCTCCTTGTGCCCATCCTTTCTCCTGCGCCGTCTGCGTCCGAACTCTGGGGCTTCCCAGTCCGCCAGAGTCTTGAATGCGTCTTGAATGGTTGTGTCGTCAGGGTCTTTCTCCCTCTGCTCTGCATCTTGGAGCAGGCGGATAGCCATAAAGATAGAAGCCTTAAACAGCTGGTGGTTGCTCTTGAAGCCGAAATGCTTGCGCAGTCTGCTTACCTCTACCGCAGCATCTGGGCCTATCCACGTCGTGATGCGCGGGTACACTTGGTGTTCTTCTTGGATTGCCATATCAGTAGACATATCTCATATAGTATATTAGCGTGTCGTGGCACTGGGCGCAGGCCTGCGGGGTACCACAGAAAAGTTCATTTAGAATTCCGAGGAAATTCCAATAAAATAAAACCGCACCCCCCTTAAATGCAAGGGAGGGCGGTCTTATTGGCTACCTACCACGCCTTGGCGTGTGGTCTCTTATTATCTTCCAAGCCGAGCCTGCGTAGTCCACGTACTTCACATCCTTTTCTCCCGATAGGAGTTCAGGGCGAAGCATACGGGGAGTAACCTCGTACCTTGGGCGTAGCTGGTGGTATGTTCCTCGTTCTGTGCCTTGGACTATATCAATCTCTCGACTGACAGCTATCCACTCAAAGCCTGCGTATAGTCGGTGCAGTGGGTACTTACACCAAGCGAACGTACCAGAGAGCGCATACCCTCTGGTGGGCAAAGCTCCGTAGACTCTACCGAAGCAACGTGCGCGGTAAGCAGAGAGGAGAAAATCATCGGAAGCCATTCTATTTGCACCGAACACCTCAGCAAGGCTCTTCCCATCACCAAGGTATCGCAGGATAGATGGAGAAGCCGAGGGTATGCCATAGCCTGCCGAGAAGTGCAGTTCGTCATCGAAGCTTTCAGTCGTCGAGTCACTGAAAGTAAACCGCTCCCGTCTGTTCTTGGCTATATCATCGCCAGTTCGCCCAAGGTAGTCTGAGAGCCACATCGAGGGGGCTTGTGCGAGTACTGCACTTGGGACGCTCCACAGCTTCCACTCCGTGAACTGCTCGATATTGTCCCCCTTCTTCTTGTAGAATGTGGGCACGCTGAACACCTCCAACTCTAAGTGGGTGAACCCTCGTGGAGGAAGTGGAATAAATACCCCGTCCCCCTGCTGGTCGCCAATGTTCCTACGGGCGTGCGTTATTCCTCCCCAATTAAGTTTGCTCTTATCCCCTCCATAGGAAAGGAATGGCACACTTCGAGTTGATCCTGCTGGGCCTGTCGTCCACATCAGCTCACCCGTTTGGCTGTACTGATTATATATGAGGTATAACTTCTCTCCGCTGGAGTTAGTCGCAGTCAGACTGAATGGGACGCGGGCCTCAATTAGCTGGTCCGTAAACTCCTTATTTGCCTTAGCCGAGTCGTTTATCCTCTTCGTACCCTCTGGATCTCCGAGGTTGTAGTTTCGTCCTGACGAATTATTGGAGTACATCTTGAGGCGCTCACCCGTAACCTCGTTCATCTCCTGATAGAGGTCTGACCCAAAGGATAGGAACAGAGGCATATCAAGACGAAGGCAGAAGTTAGATATATCTCCTACGTTCGGTATCTCCATAGTCCAAGGGGTTTTCTCATTGAGCTTGAGTCCAAGCGGGCGATCTGTTGAGTTCATCTGGTCTCGATACCACTTGAGCATCTGCACATACCCTCGTATAGCTCCCTCCTCTTGCGCTGCATAGTTGTTGAACGACTTGGTGAGGTCGTAGGTGAGGTCGTTGAGGTCAGCTCCACTATCGTACATCACACAGTCCTCATCTACCAGCTTTAGAGCTTGGTTGGCATACACGCCATCACGTACACGCTTCCAGCCGTCTACCCTTGCGTAGAACACACTGTACTCCGTAACATTTGGCCTAAGTCCTGCGCCAATCCTTAGGCTCTTCACTCGTCCGTGGATACTCTTAGGATTCCATACCAAGGAGTAAAAGCGCCCATCCTCACCGAGTGTCTCCGCCTCTACCTCCAGTATGGCAGGAGTCTTAGCTGTACCCATGAGCGGGTCCGTTGTTCTGAATCTCCAGCCGAGGATATTCTTCGAGGATACATCAGCTCTTCCTACTGCCACCCACGGGGCATAGTCTTCAATCTTTGGAAGCTCCATACCCTTGCGAACAGAATCAAGGTGCGTGTATGTAGTCACGACAAGGTTACCATAGCTCTCATGAAGAGACAGCTCGCCATCATCTCCAAGCACCTTCATCTGGACTGGAGTAAAGGACAGTTGAGCATCCTTGTTGTTAAGCGTTGCCGTAGGGGTTGCGTTGCCTTGTTCGAGAGAGGATATATCCGAAACAATGTACATTCCGCTGGACTGCTCTATTCGCAGGCTAAGCGAGCTAAGAACACGCTCAAGCACCTCCAGAAGAGACATCGGAGTGTCGCTGTCCTCGAAGAACTGAGAGGTATCTACAACCAGCCCTCTCTCTCTGCGCGAAATAACATCTGCGCCCAAGACTTCATCCTCGGCATCATATCTTGACAGCGCAAATATCATATTCTTTCGAAGACCCAAAAGCGCCCCCCCTGGACCATTAGACAAGCGGTGTTTCTCGTGCGCCCATCCCTCGATACCCATATACAGAATGATTCGAAGAAGATTCTGGAGTGACATCTTCTCCTGCACTCGTATCTGTGGCTCAAACGGCCTGCTGGCGACTGGTATTCTTGCCAATCTCCCGAAGTCGTTAGCCTCGAAGCTGACAAGATACCCTGTATCTTGGTTGGCTGGCTCTTTGTAGCTCTCAGGGTCAAGAGTGCCGCACCAAAAACAATTACCAGCGCTTTTCGTCGGGTCAAACCTATCAATGCAGGCCTGCATCCACTGATCGCTCAAAGCGCCATTCGCAGGAAGCTTCTCATCGCCAAGATACATCAGCACGACCGACACATCTCCTTCGGGGGCCTGCACAAGGTGACGATACCGCTGGTCCGCCCTCTCCTCCAAGAGAGAGAAAGCCAGCCTACCCTTGACTACTGGGGCAAGAGCGTCCTCGCTCTCCGTCGTAAGCGTCACCGCAGGCACGCCAAGACGCACCTCCTTTACCTTCGGGTAGCCCTTTGTTTCCTCCGTATCGGGATAGGCGATTAGAAGAGCCCACATATTCCCAGATACGTCCTTGAACGGAGCTACATAGTGTTTGAATGTCGTGTTACTCATATCCTTTCTAATTAAAGACCGTGGTGATAAGTGGCTGGCTTTTTCCCGCAATGTAGTCCACGCTCCACGCAGACCGCCTTCCAGCGAATAGGACTTGTCGGTAGACTTGCGGAAGAATGAGCCACGGCAAAAAAAAAATTAAGCCGAGGACGAGGCCTGCGACGGCTATGATTAGTACAGCGCTCATAGCCTATCTGATTACGGTTACCACATCCAGCAGTCGCACCGAGGTGACCACGTTCTCCCAGCTGTCGGAGATAGTGTTGCAGGCATCCATTGCGGAGAGCTCTTTGATGAGCACCTTGCGAGCGGTAGCCCTGCCCTTGCCATCGGTAAGCCCGATAACGTAGTAGCGGTAGCTCTCTCCGTCTACATCAAGCCCCACAGCGTCAGTAACACCGAGGGGCTTGAGACTCTTTATCTCTACTGCATCAGAGGCGAAGCTGGCGAGGTAGTCTAACACCTTTGCCTCCGCTTCTGTGTAGGAGAGTGCGTCTACAAGGTAGGTCTCGGTGACCTTCTTGTCGTCTAAGTTGCCGTACGCAACTCGTGATAGGAATAGTTCCATATTGTCAGTGTATTTATGTTAGTTATCAGTACCGCAGGCCTGCATGTCGTAGTCCTGAGTGATCTCTTCGATGATCTCCATGGCCAGTCCCCAGTTGCGATACATGAGGCCTTCGGAGATGAGGCGAGAAAAACGCTTAGCCGTGTAGGCTGGTAGGCTGTTCATCGAGACGAATACTGCGATGCGAGCCGTCTGCGCCTTAGTAGGCTGGCGACCTCGTCCGTAGTCAAGGCTCATCGCCAGCTGGCAGTAGTGCCGGGCCTTATCAAGGTCGTCACGCCCGCCCTTCGCGTGGTGACGAGAGACGTATTTGACTACGTTCCCCTGAAAGAAGTCCAAGCCTAATAGGCTGATTAGTTCGATAGGCTGGAAGCGCATATCCTTGTAGTGGCTTCCGCCTACCTGTGTATCAAGTACGTTCATCTGTTGGTATTTTCATTTTTCGTTAGCCTATTGCTTCCGATGCTGATCGGACGTGTAGAACATCTCAAGGACGTTTGCTACGTATATCTCCCACACGTAGCCCTTCGCCTCCTCAATAGAGTCCTTCTTGATTGGGATAACATCGAAGTCTCGGTACTCCCCAATTCCGTAGACTAAGAAGCCTACGCCATCGAGGTGCTGAATGTAGAAGTCAATGCCTATATCCGTGCGTGTGACTATCACGCCACCTCGGTTGGCGTCTCTCCATTTGAGCGGTAGAAGCTCACGTTCTAATTGCTCTTGCGTCATATCTGTTGCTCTTAGTCGTTAATGCCGAGTAGTCGGCAGATGAGGTCGACACGGTGGGCTTCGGCCGTAGTCTTTACCTCCTCCAGTGTCGGGAAGTTGTCGTACTTGCGCATAACGCACTCGCCACCCTCCCAGCGGTCAGCCATCGCCATCAGGTATAAGCTCACCCGTTTAAGTTCGAAGCGCTCGTACTCGAAGAATATGCGGTACTCGACGTCCATCTCGCCCCTCTTTATCTTGGCCTTGAGATACTCAAACCCGAAGCGCCCGTCCTCCACTCGTGTCCACTCCAGCGGGCATTTAGCCAGCTGGGCTTTTACTTCGTCGCGTGTCATTTCTTGTTGTTTATGAACATACTACGTACTTTCTCCACTTGGTATATTCGGGCTTCAACTTTAGCGTCC